AAGAAGAAGAGAAATTATTAATAAAACTCGAAAAAGAAATGCAAGAAATAGCAGGGACTGAAGAGTGTACTAATTGTAAGGGTTCTGGGCAAATTCAAGGCAAAATTAAAATGAAAAAATGCCCTGAATGTAAAGGAGAAGGGAAACATATTTTAAATCCACGTTCTACTAAACAATTGAAAGAGTTATTATTTGGGAAATTTGGCCTTAGGTCTAGAGGAGAGACAGCTTCAGGTGCTCCATCTACGGCAGAGGGTGTTTTAGAACAAATGAAAGATGAGCATCCTTTTATAGAAAAATTATTAGATTACAGAAAACATAGTAAATTATATTCAACATATATTATGGGTATGCGTAAGTTACTTTCAAAAAATAACACTATACACACTTCTTATTTATTACATGGTACGGCTTGTGTCACAGCTGATACAACATTATGGACAAGTAGGGGGTTAGAATATTTTAATGAAATATATGATATAGATTCTCTTCCAGAAGGAAAATTTATACCATTTGAATACTCATTATTAGGAGAGAACGCAGAGGTAAAAACATCTCATATTTATAAAAGTGAACCAGCAGATTTGTATAAAATAGAAACTGTTCTTGGAATAGAACTTAGAGGAACAAAAAATCACCCAATTAGAGTTTTACAAGGAAATAAAATGATATGGAAATCTCTAGGGGATATACAAAGGGGGGATTATGTTTGTACAAGAATCGGAGCCAATGTGTGGGGCCAAGATGTTAAATTATCCGACAGTTTTTATGTGAGAAAAACTAACGCTAAAAAAATAAAATTACCAAATAAATTAACACCTGAATTAGCTCGATTACTGGGTTATATTGTTGCTGAAGGTAATATAACTATCGTAGAAAAGTATGGAATATATAAATTATCTATAATTAATACTGATAAAAATGTACAAACAGATATTATAGCGTTGTTAAAAAAGTTGTTTAATATAAATACGATATTTAGAACAGATGGTAATACACCGTGTGTACAAATAGTTTCTAAGGAATTAATTTTATGGTTTCAAAATAATTTTGGCATAAAGTATGATTCTATAAATAAGGATATTCCACATATTATTAGAAAAGCTCCTTGGTGCATAATTAAGGAATTTCTTAGGGGACTAATGACAGATGCATCTATAGGAAGATTTAAGTGGAATTTGAAAGGAAAAAAAGTATTAGTTAGATATGTTAGTTCATACAAAGTTTTAATGAAAGAAGTACAACAATTATTGTTAAATAGGGGGTATCACGCATTATTTGGTAAAATGAAAAAATATAGAAATATAAAAAAATACACAAGGACAGGACATGATGCCGATAATTTTATGTATAGAGTTCAATTAATGGATAACAGTGCTTTAAATTTTATAAATGAGTGTAAACCAATTACGAAAAAGCATTTAAAAGTGCATAAAAAATTGTCACAGATTAAAAAGGTAAGTCAACAACATGTAAAACAATTCGGCAAATTTCAGTGTGTCCAGGTAAAAAAAGTTACGCAGTCAAGTAGCGAGCTAACTTATGATGTAACTGTACCTGTAGATAGTACTTTTATAACTAATGGTATAATATCTCATAACACAGGACGCCTTAGTAGTAATAATCCAAATTTACAGAACATACCTAAAAAATCAATTATAGAAGAATTATTTGTTGCCCGGCCAGGTTATGCTTTTGTAGGAATTGACTATGCGCAGGCAGAATTTAGAGTCTTGGCGCATTATTGTGACGATGAAAATCTTATAAAGGTTTTTGAAGAGGGTGAGGATATTCATGCTTCTATAGCTAGCCGTGCTTTCAATATACCTTATCAAGATATTATTGAAGCATATAATAGTGAAGAGGGTAGTAAAGAAAGAACAATTGCAAAATCGATAGGTTTTGGCATGTTGTATGGGCGGAGTGCTTTTAGTTTGCATGAGCAATTAGGTATAAGTTTAGAGGAGGCAGACGCTTTTGTTGAAAAGTTTTTTAATGGGTATCCCAAAATAAGACAATGGATAGAAGAGCAACATACAAAGGTATGTAGAGATGGTCGTTTAGAAAGTTTTTTTGGTCGTGTTAGGAGATTACCAGATATTGATGTTGAAGGCGTAGTTAGGAGTCGTCCGGCTATTGATTTTTTTGAAGAAGATAAGATGCGGGACAAATTCACTAAATCTTTTCTTTCTCCTGTACAGAAGGCTATATTAAGGCAGAGTCAAAATTTTCCTATACAATCAGCTGCAAGTGATATTACTTGTTTAGCTATGATAAAGATTCATAAAATAATAAAAGAGAAAAAATTAGGAGCTCGTATTTTAATGAATGTTCATGATGCTATATATTTTGAAATTCCTATTGAGAATCTTTTTGAGGAAATAGAAATAATTCAAAAAGCTATGCTAAATCCCATTCCAGAGCATTTAGGTATTAAATTTAAAGTACCTTTAGGTGTAGATATTGGAATAGGGAAAAGTTGGAGGGATTTAGATAAGCCTAGGCATGATATAACAGACGTAGATCGGGATGAGTGGAAGAGGGATAAATTTGGATTACCTAAAACTTGGAAATCTTCAAAAGACGTACACGAGCAACAGAAGAAAGAAAAAAGGTTATTGGTCAAAAAAGAGGCATTGAATGAAGAAAATTATGGAGAAGAGGGTCCTTTTTAAGATGGTAAAAGAATTCATATTTAAAGTCCATTCTGGGAACCTTAGCATTGACGGGAATTTTATACCTAAAGAAGAATTGGTAAAAATTTACAAAGATTTTATTGGTAAACCAGTTACCCTGAGTATTAACGGTGAAAGGATTGGAAAAATTGTAGATGTTAAAATAGAGGACGAAAACGCGCAGTGTATTTGTATAATAAACAAAGATTATGAAGATAACATTTTCAGGCAGTCATAGTACTGGTAAAACAACTATATTAAAAGAACTTAAAAAAGTTAAAGAGTTCAGAGATATAGAATTTATAAGTGAGATAACAAGAAGGCTTCCAAAAAATAAAATTAATAAAAATGGGGACGATGGGGTACAACTTAAATTATTACAATTTCAGAAAGAAATAATAATGAAAGATAATTTTATTTCAGATAGAGGGATATTCGATGTCTTTTCTTATACACTTTATTTGGAACGCGAAGGTAAAATATCCAGTGAAGTAATGTTTGAGGCTTTTAAAACATTATTTGAACTTGCACCACAGTATGATATTGTTTTTTACACACCAGTAGAATTTGGATTGGTCGCTGATGGAGTTAGAGATATGGATAAATCATTTCAATTAGATATAGATAAATATATACAACATGTAATTGCTCTTTTTGACAGTAAATTTAATTTAGTTACATTAACAGGCGATATTCATCATAGGGTACATGTTTGTAAGACGACTATTAAACAATTAAAAGAGGTTGTATTATGAAATTATCATGTGAGATTCCTGTTCCTAATTTAGAAGTTTTTCATAAGTTTATGGATTATGATTTTGTTCTTACACATATGATAGAAAAAAGTACTGAATATACAAATTTTTATAAACAAAGTAGTAATTATAAAATTTTAGACAATTCAGCTTTTGAGTTAGATGAGCCAGTAACAATAAGTCAATTATTCGAAGCCGGTTACGAAGTTGGTGCTCATGAAATAGTTTTGCCAGATGTTATGGGAGATACTGAGGCCAGTAGAGATAAGTTATATAAAGGTATAGGAGAGTGTTTGGAATTATATTCCAATTATAGACCAAAGTTAGTTGCTGTTTGCCACGGAGAAACTATAGAAGAATTTATATCATATTTTATAGAGCTATATCATAATAAGCATATTTATCGAATTTGTATTCCATTTCATACATATTTTGTTTGTAGAGAATCAGAAACAGAAACTTTTCTTTTAAGTAGATTAAAGATTACTCAAAGATTGCATCATACTTTTAAGGGGAATATTTTGAAGAAAGTACATTTGTTAGGAGCTTCTAATCCTATAGAAATGAAATATCAGAATTATTATCCATGGATAGACTCTGTTGATACGTCTTCCCCTATACAACAGGCAAAGTTGGGAATTATGTATGATCTTATAAAAGGTGTCCCCGAAAAAAAGAAAATCAAAGTTGATTTTGATAACAGTTTAACTGAAGAGGAAATACGAAGAGCTATGTTTAATTTAGGCATTTTAAAGAGTTGGTGCCGCCCAGACGGTGATTATTTAAATTCATTACAAAAGGAAGTAGAACAAGAAAGTATGGAGGAAGAGGATGTTAAGAGATATACAGAATGAACAAGATCATAGGAATAAAAAAATTCAAAAGGTAGGTATTAGAGATATTGAAGTACCTATATCCATTTTACAAGGGAATGATAATGAGCCTACAAAAACTGTGGCCAGGGTTTCTATTTATACTTCTTTAAGTGAAAAAATTAGAGGAGTTAATATGAGTCGTTTTTCTGAATTGTTGCATGAAGCTATAAAGGAGGATATAGGCCATGGGATTATTACATATTTACTTAAAAAAACAAAAGAAAAATTAGGTAGCGAAGACAGTTATATTAAATTAGTGTTCCCTTATTTTTTATCTAAGACGGCTCCAGTTTCTGGGATATCAAGCTATATGTCTTATGAATGTGTAATGGAGGGAAGGGCTGATAATGATAGTTCTAAAGTTTTTTTAACGGTGAAAGTTCCTTATACATCTCTTTGTCCGTGTAGTTTTACAAAAAATGATTATTTATTTTTAGAAAACGATGTAATTTGTTTTGATAAGGTGAATAAGAACTGTACTACATTTGGAGAACAAAATATAAATAAAGTATTTAAGTATAAGAATAATAAAAAAGTTTTTCAGTTAAATACTGTAGGGTTTTTACCTTTAGAATTAACTGAAGGACATAAAGTAAGAGTGACCTCAGACTTAAATACTTTTAAATGGGTTTCTATTGAAGATTTACAAGGTAATTTTAACGATAAATATGTAATAATACCTAAGAAAAATAATTTATTCAATGAAAAGGACTTTTCGTATTTAGATCTTTCTTCTGAATTAAGAACACACCACATGAATAAAAAGATTAATTTTAATTTACAATTAAATGAGGACGATGCATTTTTATTAGGATTATTATTTGCAGAAGGAAGTTTTACCAATAAAGGCATTCATCTTACTTTTGGGTATCATGAAAAGAGTTTACAGGAAAAAGTAGTTAATATTTTAGAGTCTTGGGGGTGTGAAAATATAAAGGTGAGGGAATACAAAAAGAAGAACGCACGAATAGTGTCAATTAGTAATGTAGTTTTATACGACGTTTTAAAAAAAGAATTTAATGGTTTAAGTAAAACAAGAAAAGTACCTTCATGTATTATGGAATCAAAAAATAAAAATATAGTAAAAAATTTTATTTTGGGGTGGTATGCCGGGGATGGTACTCATAATACAACAAGAAAACTTCAGCACATAAATACAGTGTCTAAAATAGGTGCGTTACAATTACAATTACTTGGATTAAAGCTTGGGTTTGTTTTAAGTATATCGAAAAATGTTAATAATAATTATATTGCTCGAAAAGTTAATGCCTTACCATTATATAGAATTACTTTACCTCAAGCTTTTTTATATTTTTTAGGGTTGTTACCAGATTTACCTAAAAATAAAAATCCCAAAATTAAAGAAAATGAAAAGTTCTTTTTTCTCCCTATAACCGATGTAATTGATACTAAGAAAATTCCTAAAATTGTTTACGATGCGGAAACAAGTAATGCAGAATTAACTGTTCCTTATATTGTACATAATAGTAAAAGTATATCTAATGCATCAGCTCACAATCAAAGAAGTGTTGCGAAAGTAACAGTAGAAATTAAAGAGGGTAAATTTTTAGACATTAAAGAAATAATTAATCTTGTGGAAAATAATGTAAGTTGTTCTATTTATTCTACATTAAAGAGAGATGATGAAAAGTATGTGACGGAGTACGCTTATGCTAATCCCAAATTTGTAGAAGATGTGGCACGTGATTTAGCAATTAAATTTGATACTTGGTTGGATAATAAAATAAATGATTATGTAATTGTGGTAGAACATTATGAATCAATACATAAGCATAATGCTGTTGCAATAATATCAGCAGGGAGAAATTTATGTTAATTTATGTAGCAGGTCCTTATAGGGCTTCAACTAAAAAAGAAATACAAGAAAATATACAAAAGGCTAAAGAAACATCTTTTGATATAATAAGAGCAGGACATTATCCTGTTTGTCCACATACTATGACACAAGGTTGGTGTAAGGAGGGTGATTTTGATATTGAAACAATTTTACAATGCGATTTTGAAATCGTTAAAAAATGTGATGCTTTATTATTGTTGCCTGGTTGGGAAAGGTCTGAAGGGGCTTGTAGAGAGAAAGAGTTGGCGGAAACTTTTAAAAAACCAATTTATTATAAAGTAGAGGAAATACCAGAGGATCCTTATCCGTTACAGTTTGCTGAGTTCGATAAATTAGTCCAAGAAATGTCTTCTACACATCGAAGAAAAAACAGAGACTATTCATCACAAAATATAGCAGCGTCGGGCATAGTTGGGATTATATCTAGAATTTTAGATAAAGTTTGTAGGATTTTATCTCTTGAGGGGTGGGAAGTTGAGATAAAATTTAAAGAAATACATGAACCTAAAGAAGCTGAATACGAATCTGTTGAAGATGCCTACAGGGATCTTTCTGTTTATTCTAATATAGCTATCATTTGGAAAAAGGGACTTTGGGGAAAATGAGCAAACAGGGATTAATTGATTATCTTAAAAAAAGAGGAATTTCTAAAAAAACTGCAATGGCTTTTGATTTGTGTCTTTATACTAAGGATATGACTTTTTTAGGTAATAGATTCCCTGTAGAAAAATTTTTAACTAGAGCTCATAAAGATTCAATTCTTTTTCCTATATACGATGTGTATGGTAATTTATTAGGGATTTCAAGTAAAAGTCCAGAAGGCTTGGGATATAGACATAAAGGTACAATAATCGAAACATTATTTGGGTTATTTTCAACTTGGCGTTATATTGTAAAAAATAATGTAGCCGTAATTGTGGAAGGTAATTTTGATACTTTAAAATGTTATGAAAAGGGAGTAAAATATATAGTAGGGTTACTTGGAGCACATGCAAACTTTCAACAAGTATGTTTGCTTAGGCGTTTTACTTCAAGGTGTATAATTGCCTTAGATGGGGATAGAGCTGGTCGGCGGGGATCTGAGAAGTTGGAGGAACAGTTAAAAGAATTGGATTTTGATTACAAAATACTTGAATTGCCTGACGGAGAAGATCCTGATTCTTTTTTAACGAAATATTCAGCAAAGGAGTTTTTAAGATTAGTAAGATAGATTTAGATAAAAATTGGTATGTATTACATGTAGACCATCCTAGTAATCTAGAAAAGGTGCGCCCTTTTATAGAATCTAATAATTGTAAAATATGGGTGCCTACTTTTAAGATTAAAACAGCTTTGTGGTGGACTAAGGGAAGAGTTAAGGATAAATGGTGGTTCCCAGGGTATGCGTTTATTTATTCGGATCAAGAATTAAAAACGCAATTGGTTTGGGATTTAGAGCAATTAGGAGGTGTTTATTTTTTAAAAGTTAATGATGCGCCATATAAGTTAACAAAACAGGAGATTACTGAGGTATACAAAAAAGTAGAGGCTTATGATGGTAAAATTTTAGAAGAGGATTTTAAGCCTGGAGATAAAGTTTATATCGAAGGTGAAATACTTAAAAATTTTAAAGGTGAGGTGGTTTCTGTTTCGGGGAATAAGGTTACAATAGCAACTAAATTCTTTAATAGAATAACCCATACTCAAGTGAATAAAGAGGATATACGTAAATTATGAGTTTTTATTGGGATATAGATAATCCAGAAAGACGTTATGAAAGATTTGAAACACCTATTGATAGTGAACATCCTCTTAATGAGGAGGATATTATTGATTTTCAAACATCTACAGGATTCAGGTCAGATTTACGAATACTTTTTAAGGTAGCTATTTACACAGCTTCTAAAATATTAACACAAATACAATTTGATATATTTAGTATGTATTACATTAATCATTTAAAACAACGCGAGGTAGGAAAAGTATTAGAAGTGTCACAACCTTATGTATCAGCTGTTGCAAGATGCTGTGCATCAAAAATAGCTCAAAATGTAGACAAAGTAATTTATCAAAAACTTAAAAAAGTAGGTATAGGGACAAGTTTTGCTTTTGAGACTTATGTATTGAAGTGTATAGAAAGAAATAAAATGAATGCAGTGTCTGCTAAAATTCGAACAAATGTTATTAAAAAAATTTTGATCAATATTGTGGCCGAATACTTAGATGAAGAATTAGAGACATATAAAATAGGAGAGAGCGAAAAAGTTATGAAAGATGCTATAAAATTTAAAAAAAAGCTTATTAGAGAAATTAAAAAAGATGATAGATTTGTTTGTGATATTCTGCGACGAATACTTGATAATGGTGAAGCATTAGAAAGTAAAATCGCTAAAAGTTATAAAAATTCTTTTGAAGATTTTTTGTCTTTAGTTGAATACGATTTTAAGTACCTAAACAGTAAGCTAAAAGATTAATAATCGCGTGTATTTTTTGGTATAAAAAGATACATAAAAAGTACAGGAGATAAAACAATGATATTAATTTTAGCAGCTTTAAATGAAAAAGAGTTAAAGCTTTTTAATGAATACATGGATGATGCCAAAGCTATAGTAAGATCCTTTCCCACAGCATCTTTATTAGATCAAGGAGAATTAGATTCTTTAGCTTATAAAGGATTATACTATGCAGCACAAAATTGGGATCCTAAAAAAGGAACATCTTTTGGGTCCTATTTATATACGGTATTGAATTCATTTAGATTTCATAAAGAATATCTACCACAAACAAGGCAAGAAGAAATTTCATTAGAAACACCAGTACACGGAACAGACATTGCGATAAAAGAAATTCTTCAAGACTTAGAAAGTGTAAAAATGGATAATTATATATTATATAAAAACGCCATAGAAGAAATAAAAGAAAGGCTAGATGACAGAGAATGGGATATATTGAACATGGCAGCTGAAGGATACAAAGGATATGAAATAGCTCAAAAATATGGAATATCAGCTGTACGTGTGCATAAGATATTAGAAGGAATAAGAGCAAAATTAGAGGACATAGTAGAAGGAATTGGCATTTAAAAATAGATTATTACTCTTTCCAGGAGATATAAGACGTGAAATAGACCGATTGATAATTCAATCAGATCCCGGCCCTTACATAATAGAAAAATTTCTAAAAAAGACCTATCAAGGAAAACTAAAAATACCATCAGCACCAACCATAGCAGCATATTTACAATGGAGAAAAGAACAACTTGCACAAAAGAATGAAATAGTAGAAGGAGTAAAACAAGAACTCAAAAACGCTAACCAATCAATAAATGAAATAGAAGTAATAGACGGAGAATCATTCTCATCAAAAGCAAAAAAAGTAGCATTAGGAGATTTAATAGACAAATGTTATAAACGATTAGAAGATCTCGAAAGAATAGACGCAGGAACCCTAAGCGCAACAATGGAAAGCAATATAATTAGTTACATAGCAGAAATAAGAAGAATAATAGAAACACTTTTAAAACTCTCAGGAGAACTAAGAGAAGACGATCAAGTAGTAGTAAATATAATAGATCAAAAAATAGGATACTTTTTTCAACAAGTAGCTAAAACTATAAAAGAAGTTTATGGAACAGATAAATTTGAGGAATTTAGAATAAAATTAAAAAGAAACCTTAATAACCCCCGCGTACAATAAGAGATATTACTTTATATACCCAATAACAAAACAAAAAAAAAACACACAATACAACACAAGGAACACAATAAAAACACTATATATGTAAAAAAAACATATAACAACAAAAAAAAAATTTATAAACATAATACAATTAACAATAAAGTATAAGATAAAAGAAAATAAGAAAGAAAGGTCAATAGGCGCTAGAAATTGCAGTAATTTTGTATAATACATATAAGAAGGATATTAAATAAAGGGAAAAATATAATGAAAAGGACAGAAATAAAACAAGAGGTTATTTTAAAAGAGTTACTAGAGTTCGACGGAGAATTACTAGTAGACTTTGATCCTATAAATCTATTAACAAAAGTTAGAAAAGTATTATATAGAGAAGGCTCGGAGTTTGTTACGTCTTCGCCGATAGAGATAAAATGGGAGAGTTTAAGTGATAGTGATGGAGAACTATTAAAAGAATTAATGAAGAGGGATACAAAGGTACATGATTGGAAATGGACAGAATTTACAGCTAGCATGGCCAATGTACTAAGAGCTGAATTGGATCATAAAGTAAGGGAGAGTTTTCTAATAGAGCCTGGTGATACTTTTATTGATGATTCTGAAGAGCCTATTTCTAGAGAAGATTGTTTTTATGCGGTTAAAGTAAGGGTTAATAGATTTGCTAAATTTGAGACCTATAATAGAGCAAAAGATCTTTTATTAGAGGAGTTATTGAAGGAATTTTTCGGAGAAGCAGATCCTTATGAGTTTTTAATGGTATACTATACACTTCCAAGTGTTGAAGTATGTGTGACTGACTGTGAGACAATATTAACATTATACGTAGAGGGAGTACCAGTAAAGACTGATTTATCACAGAGATTAGTGAAGGGAGACGAAGGAGTTTGTTGGTTAGAGCCGATTGATAAAAATGACTAAATCAAATGATATAGAATTAAATATAAAGATCAGTATAGTTGGAAAAAATAATCTTAATTTAGTAAAAAGATGATAGAGATAGGTGGATACAAAAGAAAAGGAGAGAAGGACGAGGTAGATGTCTAAGAAAAAGAAAAGCCAAGAAAAGGAATATTTAGATGATATAAGAATTTTAAAGTCCCAGTATGTTGTAAACGGTAATAGATCGATGAGTCTTGACGAAGCCAAAGAGTTTGTTAGAAATTATACTGATAGAATTATGGAGTTAGGAAAAAATAAGGAAGCAGTTATTCAATTACAAAAAGAGGTAGGGCTTGATAGTAAAAAAGTAGTAAAAGAAGACAGTGGTTTATTTAAAAATTTAAAACTTCCTAAAGGACAGTTAAAAAATCAAATAATTAAAAAGCAGGAGGGGAAATACATTTTACAGTTTTATGATGAGGCAAAGAAAACTTGGTGCTTTTTTGATGAGGTTTACGCTAAAAGTAAGATAAACGCTTTAAAGAAAGGATATGATCAGATAGGTACAGAAGCTAAACTTAAAGCAATTTTTAAAGGTAAGGAGGATGAAAATGGAAAAGGAAATGAAAAGAATGGATCAGATGACGGAGGAGGAAAAGATTCAGTGGAAGAAAAAACTTAAACCTTATTGGGAGGCATTAAGGAGCGAGTACAGTAAGTTTTTAACCACATTAGCATTATTAGACTTTCAGATGAACGAGGATCTTAACCCACCAATTCCTCTTAAATTCAATTTCAATAAAAATGGAGCATTAATGGGCATAGTACCATCTCATAAAGAGGATAGACAACAGTATTGTTTAGGCTTTGATGGATATGAGTTAGATGAAGTACAGACGGATGAAGTTTTATTTTCATTAGACGGGGTAAAGAATGAGGTAATATCTGATGCAGTAAGAACTTCTATGTTTAAGTATAAAGAATTAAGTGAGTAGGAGGAAAAGTTAAATGGGATATTTGATGGGATTAAGTAAAGAAGAGGTTGTCGAGAAAATAGCTAAAAGAATGTTTGATGAGAGTTATATAGGTGCTAAAGCTGGTTCAAGTTGGGATAGAACATCAGATTGGGTCAAGGAAGAGTTTAGAGACAAGGCTAAGGAAATATATAGTCTTGTAGTTATTAACTTAAATGAAGAGAAACAGAATCCTCGTAAGCCGTCAACAAGAGGTCAGGCAAAGTTGGTGGGAAAAGGGAGTTAGGAGAAAGTTAATGATTAAAATAGACAATGATTCAAATAAAAATCTTTTACAGAGTATAATAGCTAATTTTAAAGAGGATTTACAAGATTATGCTGAAGGCCAGTGCGAGAACTATATAAAACAGATTGAAGAAAGGATTAAAAAAGAGATTCATGATAAAGCTTATGAACTGATTTCGGCTATTGCTTTGAGGTTGCATAAATATAGTGAAGTTAATATGATGAGAGACAGATTAATTATTACAATAAGGACTGAAGCTTTTGAGAAAAAAGAAATAGAAGAAAATACAGTCAAAAAGGCAAGTGAGAAAAAGTATAGATGTTCTTTGTGCGGAAGAGATAAATTTAGTAAATCTTATGTACCGCATAAGTGTCTTCATGGCAACTATAGAAAGAAGCTTCCGCCATTTGAAGAGGTAAAGGTGTAGTGAATCTTAATTTAAAAGCATTATTTAGAATTGGTAAATATTGCTGGAGATAACGTTATCATTTAATGAGATTTGGGAATTGTTTTTAAAGGTAGTAGACGAAGGGAAAATAGTAATTGATACTGATGATCGGGAGAAAGACGAACAGGAGAAAAGTAGTTGAAGCAGTTATATGAAAATTTATGGGAGTGGTTTTTTATTCAATATGTATGGCTGGCTTAATATCACCTTTTATTGTAGGTAGAACTGATACAGAGTGGTTATTTAAATCAATTGCAGGAGGCTTGATATTAGGATTTTTTTGCAGGACTATTAAATAATATAAAGGTACAGATTATAAAGTTAAATGAAAGTAAGGAGGAAAAAGATGGGAAATGAAGAAACTTTTAGAGATGTAGTCAGAGATACTCATGAACTAACGAATAATGTTTATGCGAAGGTCAACAGCGTTGCATTGAAGTTATGGGATGAAATAGAAAAAGATGATGAGTATAAGGAGCCGGAAACTATAAGAGATGAAGCTTCATTAACAAGGCTTCATTTGACTAAAGTAGCAACAAGACTTGATAGTATAGAACAAGAACTGTCAAGAAGTACACGAAAAGAAAAGGAAGATGGTCCGAAAGGCCATCACGGGATTATATAATGGACAAACAAATATTTAAATTATTAGTATGTGATTATAATGCCAGAAGAGACGTTGTAAATGCGCTAGTTGAAAGTGGTTATATGGTTTGGGTAGAGGAAGAACAAGAGAAGCCGTATGCAATGAGAAGTGATATAAGATATTGGGTGTGTTGCAAGTTGCCAGAAGGAGTAGAAGATGTCGAAGAAGAGTAAAGAAAAAGTTTATTGTAGAGACTGTAAATATTTTATGATGCCGAATGCTTTTTCTTATTGTGATCATGCTAATAATTATGAAGATAGTTATTATGCACCAAAAGACAGTATGAAAAAAGATCCTTCAGATATAAATCAAAATAATGATTGTAGATGGTATGAGAGAAAGATTCCATTGTGGGAGAGATGGTTTGGCAAAGGAGCAAAGAAACGAAAGTAAAGACGATTGTACATACAACACAGGATAAATTTGAATCAGTAGTGGTATCTATTGAAGAAAAAGAATTTGAAACTCTTACTGAAATATTTAATAATTTTAGAGATATGAGTAATTTTCATATAACAATAAAAAAAGGGAATCAAGAAAGGCTTGTCTATTTTAATCCAAAGTATATTGTTTGTATTGAAGTAGACGTTGTTGAGGAATAGAAAATGAAAGTAAAAGATTTAACAGATGATCATTTGAATCTGAAATTTAAATTTGAAATAGATAATCAAATTATTGAAGGTAAATATCACGGTAAAGGACAATTTGTTATTTATGGCACCTGGATAGGGTTAGATCCTGAAGATGATGTTGAACTAGAACAGGTAATCGATGAGAAATATTTATTTGATGTATTGCATAAAATAAGAGTAACTGTAGAAAGTGAAATGGGTGGTTGGATAGGAACAGGAGTACAAATAATACCAAAAGACGGATTTATAGGAAAAGATATTAAATTAATGAAAGAAAACATTGTGAATATAATTAAAGAGGAGGAAAGAAAACTCAGGGATGTTGTAAAGTAATAAAATTTTAGAGGGGATTATGTTTTGGGGTAAAATTCATATTGATAAGGAAATAAAGATTAGACCATTTGATTTTAGGGTAGGAATTTGTTATGAAAGGATCAAAAGAGTAATTTATATAAACATTCCATTTATTGAGATTGAAATTTGGTGGTGGTAAAAATAACAGAAACGTTAGCGTGGGCTGCCAATGTAGGATATGTTTTGGGCGCTTATTTAATAGCGAAAAAAGATATTAGAGGCTGGTATTCAAATCTTGCCTCTAATTTTTTATATATGATTGTAGGAATAATACAGCCAATTATAGCTATGGTGTTTTTAGAAATATTTTTGATAACTATAAATATTTACGCTATCGTTTCTTGGGGTAATAAAAAATAGATTCTCCGGTATAATATATTGAAGGAAGGAAAAAAGGAGGAAGCCATGACAAAAGTAACGAAACAAGAAAAAATCATCACAAGTATAGCGGAATTTGAAAATCTTCAGGATTTTGACGGTATAATAAAGCTGAATCTAAGAAAAATGGAAGATATAGAATGGACTCCAAAAAACGCAAAAGTTGAGTTGATAGATGGTAACATAAACAATATCAATGGCGGTGCCATAAACGATATTAGGGGCGGCACTGTAAGTAACATCTGGGGCGGCACCATAAATAATATTAGTGGCGGTATTGTAAATAATATCAGTGGAGGTACCGTAAACAACATCAGTGGAGGTACCGTAAATTTTATCTGGGGAGGTTTAGTAAATTATATTGAGGGCGGTATAGTACACGATATCTGCGGAGGTGCCATAAACGATATTAGGGGCGGCACCATAAATAATATTAGCGCTGGCATGGTAGGAAATATTTGGGCCGGCACTGTTAATAATATTAGAGGAGGCACAGTAAGTAATATAAATGGCGATATTATAGCTAACATCAGTGGTGATAGCATGGTTAAAATAACAAATGATTTATCAATAGAGTCTGTAAAAGAAAATGCTGTTGTAGTATGTGAGGATTGTAATCCGATATTTGGCCGTAAAGATGAAACAGTTCATATTGTATACAAAAAGTAATAAAAGGAGAAGTCATGACAGTAGAGATTAAATATCTTAGTAAAGAGGAAGAAGAAAAACAAAAAAAGAGAGAAGAAATTATTCCTGAAGGTGATTACGAAGCGGTCATAGACGAATTACGTGATTATGATACACATTATGTTAGCGTATTAAAATTCATATTTACAATAACAGATGCGGATTATAAAGGAATACAAGTATCAGGCCTTACCAGTACAATGTATAAGGAATCAGGTAACAAGACAAAGAGTTGGTTGGACAAGTTAGGGGTGTCTTTAAAAGAAAACACACCAATAGATTATGTTGCTTCTAAGGTGCTGGGAAAGAAATGTATAGTAAAAATTAATCACAAAAAGATAAAACGTTTAGTACCCAAACTAAACACATGGAGTCCTTATGATTATGAAGAAAAAATTATGACATTTCATAATGTAGAGGATATAAATATTATAAAATGAACAAAAATATTTTTATGGTGGTTGTCATGGTAGAAGAGGGAAGGCCTTCATCTCGGTCTTCCCTCACTTTTTGAGGAGATTTTATGTTGGAACAAAAATGAAAGGTATTAAAGCAGCATGAAGAACAAAGAAAAATTATTAAAGACTATAGATGCTTTGATTAAAGAATTAAAGAATTTGGATTTATCGGCGGATAAATATATAGGGTGGAGAGCATCAGTAATAGAAGAAAAGATTCCTAAATCTATGGAAGCTTTTTTGAATGCACAAATAGCATATTGGGGACCAAAGGATAGGGAATATGTGAAGTATTTAAAGATGTTATTAAATGAAGGAAAAGTTGAAGAGAGGAGAGTACCATGACAAAGAAATATTTTTTAAGAATGCATGTTCATGCAAGTAATGCATCATTTTCAAGTGAGGATGTTTTACTTTACAGAGAGGTAGCCGAAGAGTCGGCTCGAAATGCAGTAAAAAGTGGAATGGAATTTGAAGAAGATGATCAGATAATGATAGTTTATCTCCTTCCAGATCAAACTTATCAATATGGTCATTTAGGGGAGAGTCATAAAAACGATCTTGGCTTCCAAGATTTGGTACAGTCATATATTAAAAAAGGTTTCAGTGAAGTTGTTCCTCAAGAGATAGAAGACTTCAGAGTCAGACAAGAAGAGGAATATTGGAGGAAAAGAAAAGAAGAAGATTATGTTCTTTATAAAAACTACAAAGAAATGTCTCCAGAAGAATATCAAGGAGGCTTTTCTGATAAAGTTTTTAATCAGGAAATACTTCGAACTTATGTAGAAGGAACTCCCTTTGGATGGATAGGGCACAAAGCAAGAAAGCCAGAACTTGATACATATTTAGAAAAGAAGTTTCTAGCGTTAAGACCGAAAGTAAAAGTTGATTTGGTAGAGTTATTAGCTTGTTGGCTAACATCTACTTCAGGAAGACATTTTGGAGATAATGTAGATGGCTTAGTTTTCGATGAACAGAAAAAGAAAATAGATAGGAATGTACATGGAATGTTTAATGAAGCCTATATTTTCAATAAACCGGAACATAAAGGAACATATAAATCTTCTTGCGAATTGTATGAGAAATATAAAGAAGTAATGTATGCATAAAGGAGAAGAAATGAATTTATACGATACAAGAAGAAGATATTTCGAATATAAGACAGGAGCTCTTCCAAAAGGTTTTCATTATTTTTTATTTGAAGCAATAAGAAGAGCCGATGAAGATAATTTAGATAGATTACGAGAAGGATTTCCAAATGAAGTTCAAGCTTACGAAGACGACAAAAAAGGAATATTTACTTTAGAAGATATGACAATAGAGCATGCCAGAGGGAATGTAAGATATTATAAAATGGAGGATGAATCATGGATAAAATAATTTTTTATATTTGGTTTGCTGAAATAAAAGTTGAAATATATTCAATTAAGAAGTTGTTTGAAACTATAAAATTTTGGTTGAAATGGAGAAAAGATTTTAAAGAAGCTGTTTACGAAAATATAGATGAAACATTAGAGGAATATGAAAAATGCAAAATGAAATAACACATATAAATAAAGAAACACAGCTAATGGAAGCTAAATCCTACATAGATTTTCTTAGTAAATTAAGACGAGTGATGTTAATTGAAATATTACCCAAAGACTGTGGGCCTAGTTCCGTTGATACCCCTGATGGTGTTAGAACACCAGTTCGCCAGATTCTCAAAGCATTTCCTTTTGTCGATGTGAGGCAATTTGTTAATTTAGTTGTAAATTATGAAAATTCAATTTTGCAAAAATTTTTAGATACAATTTTTGAAGATATCAATAAAACGTTTATCTGCAAAAGAAGTGAATTAATGGAAAAGGTAAATCAACTTTGTGAAGATGATAAAATTGTTTATGATATCAAAAACGAAGATATGATAACAATACCGTCACATTATGTGTTGAAAGAAGATTCTGCTTTTTTGCAGACAGTATATGTTATGTCTTCGAATTCAGCACAATCAAGACTTCTGCAAAGAGTAATGTTTATTGGATCAGATTTTTGTTTATCAGAAGATAGTTATGCTTGGTATTCTATGGGATGTATATTCTCTGAATCAAATATCTATAGAGTGAGACTAATATGAGGAGAGAATAAATGCAAAATGAGGTAATACCATTACCGGAACCTATCAAAAAGTTTTTAGACTTTGTAATGTTTATAATAGCTTGCATAGGATTTCATCAGACAACAGGATATTTAAAAGTAATATTTTTTATATTGTCGTTATGGACGAGCGCTTTATTAGCTCATACAATATATGAGATAGTTGAAAGTATTTTAAATGATAAGGAGAGATAAGTGATATTTCCGATATACAAAAAAAGATATAGAGGGTAATAAATCTTGATTTGGTCGGTATAATATATTGAAGGAAAGGAAAGCAAGGAGGAAATCATGAAACAGAAAAAAATCATACTTGAGGGAAGCGATGGGAGAAGGCGGTTACTTGACCCAGAAAAAGTTGAGCAGGCCACGTATGGAGACTATTTCGCTGAGGGATATGGAGCTGATGATTTGGGCTTGACAAAAGTCGGCGAAACCGATGAAGGTGAACCTGTATATGGGGGAGTTGATTTTGACGGACAGAAAACAAAGGAAGAGCTGGAAAACATAGAAACGATGGGGAAAGTAGTGCGGTATTGGGATGGGAACAATATGCAAAGAGACATATATGCAGAGACGGAGAACGAACTCAACAATATCGTAGAAGTTGAGATAGAGCCTCTTGACCCGCCGTCTCCGGCATACTTTTATCCATATCAAGTTACATTTCCGGACGGAGAAAAAGCAGAATTCGCGGAGTCCAATATGTCAGGGTCAATCAGTCCGTATCTTGTTGAGGTTGATGAAGATGATGATACATGTTAAAAGAACAAAAAAAGCAAGGAGGAAATCATGAAACAAGGAAAAAGTTTAATAGATTTGGCAAAAGAGGTTGAAAGGTAGTCGCAGGCAAAAGTTGATTATCTTGCAGATACTATTGCACTGGAAGTAAACAATGAGGGCATTTCTTGCAGTAGAAAAAGGATATTTGAGGTGGTAGTAATGATTAGAGAATTTAAAGGAAATATAAAAAAGGATTCAAGAGTTTGTAAGCCGAATTATTACTTTGATAATGGACAAGGTTGTGGAACTATTTGGTTTATAAGCAGAAAACAGGCTGAAAAGTTTTTAGAGAAACACGGGAAGGGACTCTGGATTATGCAATAAGTGTGCTTGCTCTTATTCTTATGGAACCGAAGAATATAAGAAGTATCCTGAATATGCTTGCACAAAGTGGAAAATAAAAAAGATAGAGGAGCTGTGGAGGTAGTTATGAATACTAAAGAATTATATAAATTTCTTGATAAGCATTCGGAAAGGCAAGAAAAGGAGGATAAATAAATGGTGATTAATGGAATTAAAAAAGGTGATTTAGTGAGACGGAAAGACAAGAAATCTTCTGGAAAATTAATAGATTACGGCAAAATTGAGTCTATGGAAAAAAAATATAACTTAGTAATCTCAAAAACTATCCGGGAAGAACTTGGAGATGAAGTTGCTGTAATTCAGAGGGAGATAGGATATCTTATTGTAAGACTGGAAGATTTTAGGGAAGGTTGGGAAAAAGGAAAAATAACTTGGAAGATATAACTTGCTTTATTGTCGGAAATTTTATAAAATAAATTTATGGAGGCAGAGGATATGAAAAAAGATAAGGAAAAAAAAGCAAGCGAAGAAATCAAAAAAGCACAAGAAGCATTAAAAGAAATCACAAAGGGATTTAATTATTTTCAGTATGTAGCAGAAAACATTCCGCAGTCATTGATGTTGTCAAACGATGAAATGTCCCATGTTGCTCATGGCTTGGAGTCAATGGTAAATGACCTTGTAGGAAATTGCTCGGCTGGAAGTTTTATCAAGGCAGTTATCAACAATGATTTGATAGAGGCTTGCAGGAAAGCAGATGACATAAATAAGGTGTCTTTATGGGTGTATGCTATATTTATGCGTGATATAGTCCCTATTAGCTTGAGGCATAAAAATAAAAAGAAGGAGGCAGAGGAAATATGGATATAATCAAAAAGGGTAAACAAGAGCTTGGAAAGAATGTAAGAAATGATGGTTTTACAGTATTTTACGACGGCGATAAACAACTTGACAAAATTAGAAGGTATGGCACAAAAAAGCAGGTTATAATAGCGGTGGCTTTACGCAGATGTCAACAAATAGCAATGAACTATGCAATGAAATATGCACCTGAATTATTAGAAGAATTTAAAAAACAAAACTTATTAAAGGAGGTAGAGGAAAATGAAAAGTAAGGAAAGGATGTTAAAAAACAAGTTAACAGTTGGCACACAGTCTGTTCCGCTTGGGAAGGTTATACTTGATAGCGACCTTGATAGTATGCGTATGAAAAGCAAGAAGACAGGCAAAATTTCTGTTGTTCCGTATATTTCAAAAGCAGGTATAAAGCGGATAATTGATTATTTTGGACTTAAAGTATGTTTTCTTTGGCTTGATGATACAGGAAAATTAAGGGAAGATGTAATCCCTTCAATACAAGCTCTTGGAAAAACCTTTTATGTGTGGTGTAAGGTATATAAACCGCAGGTAAAACAAGAACCTGCTATTGAAGTTGGGGAAATAAATTCCGGCAATATTAAAGGTATAGCTTCCGGGTATCCGCTTGCCATGCTTTGGAAAAGAGCAAGAGGCAGGGCGGTATTGGAATATGTAGGGCTGTATGACTTGTTTAGTCAGGAAGAACTTGAAGGCGGCGGTGTTGTAAGCTCTGAAAGTTCCGAAAGTCCTGATGAAGAAGTTGACGAAATGTTAGAAGGATAAGGAGGTAAAGGAAATGGTTGATAAAGCAAAATTGGTAAAGCTGTTTGAGGAGGAGAAAGAGTTGAAGGCACAAATGGACGAACTTGACAGCAAGCACCGCAGAGTCCGGGAGCTTATACAAAAAGAAATGGAAGATAATCAATTGACAAATCTTAAAATAAGTGAATGCAAAAGACAGGCGATACTTATGCAGGGAACGAGAAAAATATGGAAAGAGGACGCATTACTGGAACTGCCGAAAAAGACTCTTTTAAAGATAAGCAGTCCGGTTTACAGTAAGCTTAAAAAAGAGGTAAAGAACCCAGCAAAGTATTTTGAGAATGAACCGCAAGAAGCGAGATTAGTAATTAAGGCGTGGGAGCCGGACAATGTTTAAGGAGTTAATACAGGAAGCATTGGAAAGGCGTAAATCAGGTGAAAGACACTGGAATAGAGTTGGAGAGATAACAGAGAAGATAAGAAAAGAAGACAACAAAGAAAGGAGCAATGAGCATATACATATATCGGCAATAGCGAAATGTAGCCGGATGATATATTACGAGAGGCTGGGCTTTGAACCGGAAGAAGGCGACCAGCAGGAACAGATATTCTTTGATACACGGAAAGCAATACATGAATATTTTCAAGTTCTTTTGTATGAATACTTTGATTTTATTGAAGTTGAGAAGCGGACAAAAAACAAGGAACTGAATATTGGAGGAAGAATGGACTTTTGGTGGAAAGGAAAAAAACTTGTGGCAGACCTGAAAACCCGTAACATGTATTCGTTTAAGAATGTATTGGAGATGGCTTCTCCGCAAGACATAATCCAGTTACAAGGATACCAGCTTTCGGCAAATGCGAAAGGCGGTAGCCTTCTGTATTTTGATATGAACGACAAACTAATTGAATACGAAGTAAAGCCGGATAAAGAAATACAGCAGAAGATAAAAGAGAAATGCAGGCGTATAGAGAATGCGGTTAAAGAAGGTAAAGTGCCGGAAAATAAACTTGATGACTGCATATATTGCCGGTATGAATATGTTTGCAAAAGTAAAAATAAACGCAAGGAGCTTGTGTTATGAAGAAGTTTTCAGACCAATATCTTGAGGAGTTTAACCCGGAGATAAAAGAGTTTTTTAAGCTCATTGAAATTGCCGACTATCTTCTTGAAAAAGAACACGATATAAATAATCCAGAAGTATTGAGTAAGATAGCAAGGCGTCTTGCAGGGTATCTTCCGAGGCTTGTAGTTGTAAAAGCTATTTGGCAAAGCAGATATGATATTGGATACGCAAAGCATTACAGGCAAGGTAAGGGCAACTCAACGGATAAGCGAATGTATGCTACAAGTCAACTTGAGCAGGAAATACGTTATTCAAATCTATTTGGAGACCTACTTAAGTATGTAGATAAATTGGTTGACGCATTGAAGAAAGAGGCGTCTATAAAAGTAGAGGTTAAAAAAATATGAGTAGGCGGCGGTCAGGTAGGTTTTTAGACTTACTTCATTCCTTCCTCTTGACGAGTAAGTCTTTCCTTGCTTTCCTGCCGACCGCCTTTAAATTTAAAGGAGGTAAAGTAAATGCAGAAGTTGTTTTCATTGTGGATTAACAAGAGCGACAAAGGGAAGAAGTACATGAGCGGACAGATTCAAGATAATGGTGTGTCTTTCATGCTTCATCCTGGGTCAAGGATACTTGTATTTAAAAACAAGTCGGATTCGGAAAATTCTCCAGCGTATGATGTATTTGTTTCTTCTGACAATAAGGATAAATCGTCAAGCAAGAAAGATAATAGCGATGATATGCTTGAAGACGATGACGAGGAAGCGGATTCAAAACAGTTAAGTGAAGATGGGGAAGAAATACCGTTTTAGAGGGTAGAACATTGGAACAAAACAACCGAAACAAGTCATACACTTGTGAACCGAAGGCGGCAGGGCTACAGGGATACTCCTATAGTCTTGCCGCCTGGTTGTTAGCAATAAAGGCAAGGAGATGAATAATGGCATATATTGAAGATGATATATGGACAAATCCGAAAATGCAAAATGTAAATATAGCAGGGAAACTTCTTTGGATATACTTAATAAAAAACAGGCACAATAAATCTGACACTGGAATTTACAAAATTACTTATGATACGATGAGATTTGAAACAGGTATATCGCAGATAAAAAGAACACTAAAATCAATAGCAGAAAATTTTGAAATAATTTATGATGAAAAAAATTGTGTTATCTGGATTAAGTGGTTTTTTCTTAAATATGGTGTTGACCGAGGTTATAGTGAAAATCAAGAAAAAGGTGTAATAAATCATTTATTGCAGTTCATCCGTTATCCTATATACAAGAATTTCTATGATATATATAGCGAGATGATTAATTTTCAGCTTCCGGAACCCAGAACAAATGAAGGTCTTAAACAAGATGAATTAAACTTTTCACAAGATGAAGAATTTGATACAAAAGCCGGAATAAATTCTATTGTAGTAAATGTAATAAGATACCTCAATAAGGTTACAGGAAAAGGTTTTTCCGAAAAAATTAGCACAAAAAATGCGGATATAATACGGGCAAGGTTAAACGAAGGAGCAAAGGAAGAAGACTTTATAAAAATAATTGATAACAAATCTCAAGACCCGTATTTTCAGGATAATCCGAGATATATGCGACCGAGCACCCTATTTAGGAGATGTCATTGGGAAGATTATTTGAATGAAACTACTGGAAAAAAGAAAGATAAAAAGCAGAGCCGAAGGGAAGAAATAAGGAAAAGATTGGAAGATGAATAAGGATATATTTCAAAGATACCTGCACTTATGGGAAGATAATTTCAGCAAAGAGGCGAGTCCCGAACTTGCTATGGAAATATATCGCAAGTTTAAGAATGTACCTGACGAAGACTGGGTTAAAATAGCGGACATGATTTTAGACATAGAGGATTTTTTCCCGAGAATTAAAACAATAAGAATTTATCTTACAAAAGTGGGATACTATCATAGATTATCGGAAAAGAAAAAACTTGAACAAGAACAAGAAGAAAAAGAATACCGCAGTAAGTTTTCAAAAGAAGAAGTAAATAAGAATAGATTTAATCTTAAACAGATGTTAGAAGACTTACGGAAAAACAACTTTGGGGAGTTAGCTGATAGAATAGAACGGAGGCGAAAAAATGAAAGACATATTTGAAGAAATGAAAGATATAACTAACGATTTATATTGGAAGCCGAAGAAATCAGATTTTGGAATTTTTATTCTTGGATATTATAAGAATGAACCTATTGTTATATTAAATGGACATGATGATATACATAGATATTACAGGTGTAAAAAAAATATACTATGTAAAATAGGTTGTAATGATTTCCGTGTTTATATAAAGGAGAATTAAAAATGAGGAGAAGTGATTTTATGTTAGGCATAGATTATTTTGAAAAAAAATTTAACAAGAAATATCAAACAAGTGACCTAATTGAAGGGAGAAATATGCTTTCTGGCTGTAATCCTTATGCTTGGAAACGCTTTTGTAAAGATTATATTTTACATTTGAATTTCTTTCCTTCAATTCAGAGCGTTATAAAAGAATTCAGGAAGGAGGCGATTAGTGAAAAATAATATTAACTGCTCAAAATGTGGAGAGGATGTAAACCCAGAATACTACATTTATGTAGAAGATTATGATGGCAACCCAGAAGAAGGCATGGGACATATATATGAAAGATTTGTTGGATATGAATGTCCTAATTGCGGATACGAAGAAAGGGAGGATTAACATGAAACTAATTGAAAAACTTGAAGAAATTGAAAGGGAGGTAATTGATATTGATGAAATTATAATGGAAAGCGAACTTGAAGCTGATTTTGATATGTTACAAAAGAAGTATTACAAGGATTATAGGCAGAATATTGCAGACAAAGAGGCAGTATTCAGAGGTTTTATAACTGGGTGTGAGTTTGCAATAAGGAATATAAGAAGTCTTGTTACTTCTTACAATATCAACCCGGAATTGTGAAAAATGAAAGAGAAGGAAATAAAAAAAATATTAAAAAAATATAACCTTGCCTATAATGGCACGAGGAGCCTGGGACATTTTCCTGCAAGGGTGTATTTTACAGAAGATAACGGGAAGGGAACTACACAGTCCATAAGAGTAAATGAATTTTCAGAGGAAGCTGTTATAAGAAAATTAAAGCAAGGAGGTATCTATGAATGAAGAAAAAATGACTCTCAAAAAAGCCGTATTAAAAGCATTTTGGGAAATGGACAGGGACTTCAATTTGTATGATGATTTTTTCCCGAGAGTAAAGGAAATCATGCGAGAGCATGGCAAGGGAGCAAGTGAGCAGGGCATAGGTGCTACAATGAGAAAAAATTGTTTTTATGATGTAATAGACAGCAAGACCGGACATTACAGGAAGGCAGTATAATGTTAAGGATAATAATACTGGCTGTTATTCTTACTATTATAGCCGTGCTGGTGGAGGTATTTATCAGATGAAGAAATGTAAACATGAAAGGATTAAATATGGAAATATTAGAGCAGATAAAAAAAAGATACAAAAAGGAAGCTGAAAAAATTCCGGTAGAAGTAAAGAAAAAATTTATTAATAACTTGAAGAAAGGAAAAACTATTGGTGAAGCAAGGAAATTGTCAGGCATAGATAAATATGAAATAGAAGTGGCTTGTGAAATTATTATCAACAATATGAAATCATATAGTTTGTTTGTAGAGGAAGATGAAATTAAGTAAATTTTATGACGATATAATCAAGAAATTTGAAACTCCCGGGAGAAAACTTATTTTATTTGCGAGAGGTTTTGGTAAGAATACTATATTAAAAGAATTAAAAAAGCGAGGTAAAAAAAATGAAAAAATCTGAAAGTATTAAAAAAATGAAGCATTTAATAAAGAGGGTGGAAGATGAATAATCCATACTACAAGGTAACAATAGTTGAGCTTTACGAAGGCAGGGAAGAAAGGGAAGTCCATAACAGGGTAACAGACTTGAATAAGTTTGCTGAAATAAATCTTACGAAATACCGCTTGCTTGAGGTTGAGAAGTTATCTGATGGAGAATATGAGGAAACTGAAAGAATGGAAAGAGAAAAGGAAGTAGTATGCCGATAGATTACAGTAAATATCCTGACAACTGGAAAACAGAAATAGTACCAGCAGTTATTAAAAGAGCAAAAAACAGGTGTGAGATATGCGGCGTAAAAAATAAATCTAAACTTTGGAGTGTTGAGCTTAATATAAGGACTATACAGAATTTCAGGACGAGATATAAACCGATAAGAATATGGATAACTTCTGAAAGTGATTTAATCAGGTTAAGAAAATATGGAAAGCATATAAAAAAAATAAGAGTTGTTTTAACAGTAGCTCATTTAGACCATGATGAAAAAAATGAAAAAGTTAAATTGGAAAGGTTAAAAGCTATGTGTCAATGGTGTCATTTAAATTATGACGCAAAGGAAAAAATGAGAAGGATAATATCAAGGTTAGAGAATAGGAAAATAATAGTAGAGCAACAAGATTTATTTTTGTAGGAGGGAGAAATGAGAGAGATAAAATTCAGGGGAAAAGATAGAAAAGGGATGTGGTATTATGGATTTTATTGGGAATCACCAATTAATACAAGTTTTATAAAGGTAAGAATTGCCGCAACTCATTTTGCAGATTATGAGGTTATGCCTGAAACAATAGGTCAGTGTACAGGACTAAAAGACAAGAATGGTAAAGAGATATACGAGGGAGATATTGTAAAAATATATGAAAAAGTAAGTGATGGGAAAATAAAGCCTTGGAATGCGGAGGTTATGTTTTTTAATGGATACGGATTTGTTTTAATAGATAGAAATTGCTGTGAATCATGTAAAAAAGGAAAAAGTTTTATTATTACACTTGGCGAGGTAGTTAATCTTGCTGAGATAGAAATAATTGGCAATATCTATGAGGAGAAAAATTGATGATTGCAGAATTAACAGAGAAAGTAAAATAAGTGGAAAAAGCTCAAAGGAGACGCCATGAACCGCAAAGAGAGAATAGAGGAAATAAAAGAAAAAATAGTGAGAAAATATGAGGGTAGAATATTTTCAACTGAAAGCTCTGAAAGCAGAGATAAATTATTGCAAGCTATTTGTTCCGGCGATTTGCATAGCTACTGGATGAACTGGGAAGATGTTTTTGAAATGCTGGAAAGTATTGTTGCTACCCTCGCCGAGCAGATGGTGTTTAAGGATGAGGTTATTGAGGTTGGTTGAGATTATGGTATTGATATTATCAAAGAAATAGAAAGGAGCAAAAAAAATGAAAATAACAATATATAAATGTGAAATTTGCGGAAGTGAACGAAGAAAAGACGACAAAGAATATCCTTGGTATGACAATTATAATGGTGGTGTTATGAGTATTTCTTTTGATGGGATAAACGGAAATCTTCATTATGAGAATCTTTGTCCTACTTGCCGCAAAGTATTGAGAAATGCTTTTGAAAAAGCATTAAAAGAATTAAAACAAAAACAGGAGGTAAAAAATGCTGTATGAAAGTTTATTAAATTGTTTAAATAAACACCATAATCCGTATTTATGTGGAACTAAAAACGAATATTTAGCTGATAAGTGCTGGGATGAGTTACAACCTATTTTAGAGAATGCTATTTGTAACGGGTGTTTAAACAGCCAGGTAGTATTCATGGGATGTTTTCATGACAGAGAGACAGGGAAGGCTAAAAAATCTTGTTTATTATTGAGTGCAATATTTGAGGAACTTGAGAAAGAGATAGGAGGTGAAGATGAAAGATAAAATAGATTTAATATTAGAAAAGTTGTGTACTCGTTGTAGCGACAAAGGTAAGAGGTGCGGAGACGGATATCATTGTCTATGTTTTGAAGAAACATCCTCTTTAATAGGCGATGAAATTTTAAAATATAAAAAGCCTAATGTGAGCGAAAGTATATTTAGTAATGAAAGATATACTATACCTATGGCAGATGTCCAGCATATTGAGCATAAGTGTAACCCTAACGGAAAATTATACGGGGCGTATATTGTAACAAAACACACGAAATACAATCCTGACATTGATGATTGGGAAAATGCAATATGGATGAATAAAAAAGAGTTAGAGGATTTTAAAAAAGCATGGTGTTATTATAGATATGAATATGATAAAATATCAGGAGATAAAAGATGAATAAAGAACCGGTAAGGGAGCAAAAAATGATAATTAAAATAAAAAACTATTTCACGGGAGATATTATTTTATGCGGAGAGTATGAAAGTATAAAGGACTGCGTAGAGGATAACAAAGCAAACCTTGCAGAGGCAGACCTTGCAGGGGCGAGACTTGCAGGGGCAGACCTTGCAGGGGCGAGCTTTGCAAGGGCGAGACTTGAAGGGGCAAGCTTTGCAGGGGCAGACCTTGCAAAGGCGAGCTTTGCAGGGGCGAGACTTGCAGGGGCAGACCTTGCAGGGGCGAGCCTTGCAGGGGCGAGCTTTGCAAGGGCGAATCTTACAGGGGCGAGCTTTGCAGAGGCAGACCTTGCAGAGGCAGACCTTTGCAGGGGCGAACCTTGCAGGGGCGAGACTTGCAGGGGCGAATCTTACAAGGGCAAGCTTTGCAGGGGCGAATCTTACAGGGGCGAGCTTTGCAGAGGCAGACCTTGCAGGGGCGAGACTTGAAGGGGCGAATCTTGCAGGGGCAGACCTTGCAGAGGTAGACATTACAGGGGCAAAGTGGTATAACGGGGAAAAATTTACAAAACAGCCGATAATAATAGCTGGACTGAAATATAGAATAATTATCACTCCTAAACAAATAAAAATAGGCTGTGAAGTGCATACGATAGAAGAATGGAAAAAACATTACAGGCGGATATTTAAAAAACATGGGGAATCAGCTATCGCAGAGGAATATAAAAAATTTATTAATTTAGCTGAAGAATTAAAGGAGGGCAAAATAAGGAGATAAAAATGGATAATCCTTTTTGGGAAGAATGGCTGGAAGAAAAACAGACATACAATATAAATAATTTACCCGACCCTTGGGGAGCCGAAAGAAGGCGTAGGATAAGAAATATGAGCTGGTTGGATAGGTGGTTTATTAATTTATTAATGAAAGTATTTTATAGGAGGCAGAGGAAATGAGAAAAAATTATTATTATTATCTTCATACTAACGGTAGTCTTATTGCAAAAAACCCTCATGCAGTAGATACACTTGGTGTAATAGAATACTTTGATAGCGATTTTGTTAAAAAATATTGGTGTATAGATTTAAATGATAGACTTGACGCTTGGAATATGTTGCTTGAAGCATTATGTCTGGGAGCAAGAATTAAAAGAGTAAAAGACCTTTCTAAACAATGGGGGATGACTTTTGAAGACTCAATGGAATATTTGAAAAGAAATACTCAACCGAATAACTATCAAAAAGAAGGAATGGAAATTTTTATTACAGAAGTTTTGGACATGGAAATTGACGAATATTGGGGGAAAGTTGTGGAGGAAGGAAATGAACAAACAAAACAAGTTACACGCTTCGGCAATAGTTTTAGCAATAGAACTCTGCGGCGGGATAGGCGAGGCAATTGAATTATTGCGGAAAAAGCATAACGGAGAACTTAAAGCCGCATACTGGCGAGGTATAGCTGACGCAATAGAGGCACAGAATAGGATAGCAGTAAGAGAGAAAGGAGAAGAATAGAAGATACAATGAGATACAAATCAAGAAGAGAACTTATGATGGAAAATAGCCAGCTTAAAAAAGAAATAGATAGATTAAAGAAAGAGCTTGCACTCCAAGAACTTAAACATATCAAAGAAAAGCAAAAACTATTGCAAAATACTAAAAAAGTAAAGTAAATTATTTCTTTAAATCAGTTGACAATGAATATAATAAATGGTAAAATATGAATAAGGTAAAAGAATATTGGCGGAGGTATCCAAATTGTCAAATATGCGGAAAACCGGGAACACCCCATCATATAATTTTCAAATCACATGGCGGTTCAGACGAGCCGAAAAATCTTATTACCCTATGTCAAAAACATCACAACAGGGCACACGGTATTCCGGTATATTTGCCATATTTAACGGTTAAAGAATTATTAATGTATAAGGAGTTAGATAAGCTATTCAATGAATATTAAACTAAAAACAGAGGCAACTTTTGACGCCGCACACTCACTTGAAAACTATGAAGGTAAATGTGCAAATCTACATGGGCATACTTGGAAAGTAATTGTAGAAATTAAGGGCAATTCAAGGCAAGTAAAGAAAAATGGAATACTATGGGACTTTACAAATCTTAAAAAAGAAGTAAAAAAATTTGACCATAAACTATTGAATGAAATATGTAATTTTAATCCTACCAGTGAAAATCTTGCTTGCTATTTAGTAAGTAAATTTCATTCAGAAAATCCTGATTTGAAATTTAAAGTAAGAGTTTATGAAAGTCCTAAAAGTTATGCTGAAGCAAAAAACTAATATAATTGAGTGTTTTACTTCTCTTGAAGGTGAAGGCAGGTATCAAGGAGAGCTTACTTTTTTTATACGCTTTTCAGGTTGCAATCTTAATTGTAAATGGTGTGATACAAAATACAGTCACAAAAGAAAAACGATGTATAGTGTTGATGAGGTTTTAAGAAGATTAAAAGAATCTCCTGCACAGAGGGTTACAATTACAGGTGGAGAACCGCTTGAAGAAAGTAACCGTAAATATACGAATAAGTTATTAAATAAAATTAGTATTCCGATAACTATTGAAACAAATGGAAGTATTAGTATATTTCAAGGGTTAGTAAATTGCAGAGGAAGATTTATTGAATATGCTATTGATTGGAAAACTCCCAGTTCTGGAGAGGAAAAAAGTTTTAATAAAAAAAATCTTACTTTGTTAAATTATAAGAATGTTTGGATTAAATTTCCTATTATAGATATAGAAACAGACTTGCCATTTGCTATTAGTAAGTTAGGTGATATACCAGAATGGATTGACGTATATTTTCAGACAACAAGACTTAATAATGAAGTAGCGAATGCAATAATTCAGAATGGATTACGAGTTAAATACGGTTACCAATTACACAAAGAACTAAATATACAATGAAAATAGAAATAAGCAATAAACTGTTTAACGAAGAAGAAATTAGAAATACCCCGACAAGGATTAAAAATTTTTTTAATGAAATGAAAGATAAGAAAAACTTTAAATTTACTACATTTAAAAACCCTGGATATAATCAAATGATAATACTCAAAGATATAAATTTTTATTCCTTTTGTTCACATCACCTATTACCTTTTTTTGGAAAAGCTCATATTGGATATATACCCGGGAAAAAAATATGTGGAATAAGTAAGTTAGCGAGATTAGTTGATAAGTTTGCTTCAAAACCGCAGATACAAGAACGTATGACCGAGGAAATAGTAAGTTATCTTGAAAAAGAAATGAAGCCAGAAGGTTGTATTTGTGTCGTTGAAGGTCAACATTTGTGTATGATAATGCGAGGGGTGAAAAAAGAAAATTCTGTAATGGTTACGAGTGCGATAAGAGGTGTATTTGATAAAATGAAAGTAAGAGAAGAATTTTTTAGGTTATGCAAAGGTATATAATTGTAAAATTAGATATTGAAGGTGTTCATAAATACCCAGAGGCAGAAAATTATTTAAAAAATTTACATAGACATATTTTTAGAATAATAGTAAAAAAAGAAGTAAGTCATAATAACCGGGAAATAGAAATAATTAATTTTAAAAAAGCTATTAAAAATTATTTAATAATCAAATATGGTGTCAATAAAAGTTATGCTTATCAATATTTAAAATTTGGAAATATGAGTTGCGAGGATATAGCAGAAAAGATACTCAAACAATTTAACTGCACTTCTGTAAAAGTTTTAGAAGACAATGAAAATGGAGCTGAGGTAACAAAATGAAATTATTTTACTTACCGTTAGAACCTTATAAAGAACGATATACTTGGTTTATGAGCTGTAAAGGTGGCTGGGCAGAAAGTAATTTCCGAAAATATGGAATTGATTTTATGAGAGTTGAAGGGGAGAAAGATAGAAATGAGATAAAAGCTGGGGTAGTATTAGACGCCTATGGAAGAAGTATTTATGCAATGACGCAGATTGAAAAAGTAATATTTTTACTGGAAACCGGGTATATTACTGATGAAGATGTAATATATACAGAAGATTTTTGGCAACCTGGAGTTGAAAGTTTATTTTACATAAGAGATATAACGGGAATAAGATTCAAGGTTGGTTGTTTTCTTCATGCACAAAGTGTTGATGAATGGGATTTTACTTTTCCAATGAGATATTGGATACGTGATGTTGAAAGAGGACTATCAAGGGGTTATGACTTTATATTTGTTACTTCTGCTATATTGAAAGACAAATGTATAAGTGCAGGATACAATAGTAAAAATATATATTGTATAGGTCTTCCTTATAATTCAAAAAAATTACTTGAACAAATAAAGGAAATGGGATTTAAATGGCAGCAGAAAGAACCTTTTGTATTGTTTTCTTCAAGATTTGACAAAGAAAAAAATCCTCACTTTTTTTTAGATTTAGTTGAAAGATGTCCTGATATAAATTTTAAGTTGGTAAATCCCAGAAATTGTATATCAAATGATAGTGGCGTTATTGAAAGATTAAGAAAAATGCAAGGTAAGATAAAAAATCTTGAGATAGTGGACACTAAAAATAAGCTTGATTATTATACTCTACTATGTAAGGCAGAGATACAGTTTAACTGTGCTTATCAAGATTGGGTAAGTTGGACACTTCTTGAAGCTCTTACATTTAATTGTAAGGTATTATATCCAATGTGGAGAGATTTTCCAAATGAATTAAAAAATGACCCAAGATATTTATATATACAAAATGATATAGATGACGCAGAAAGGAAATTAAAAGATTTGTTTGAGCAAAAAGATGTTGATTTTAAATTGAAAGATGAAGTAATAAGAAAACATGATAATAGCTGGAAGACCTATTTAAAAACAATGGGGTTTGAGCTATGAAAAAAATAGGAGAAAGGGTAATGGAATGTGATTTAAAAAATATTCCTAAAGACCATTTAACGAGATATTATATTTCTTCAAAATATTGTATTAATAAAATTGTAGCTGATGTAGGGTGTGGTTGTGGATATGGAAGTTTTATATTATCAGAAAAGGCAAAAGAAGTAATAGGATATGACATATCAAGTGAAGCTATAGCTTATGCACAAAAGTATTACAAAAAAGAAAACATAAAATATTTTGAAAATAATTTTATTAATAACGTAAAAACAAAGTTTGATGTTATTGTATGTTTGGAAACAATTGAACATTTATCAAAAAGTATTGAAAGTTCATTAAATCAATTAGTAAAGCTTTTAAGAAAAAAAGGTGTAATTGTGTTATCGTTCCCGGAGAAAGAAAAGAAAAAAAGCAATATTTATCATAAACATTTTAATATTAAAAGTAATCACATAATAAGATTATTAAATAACATGAATATTAGTATGTTAGAATATGTAAAACAGGCAGAAGTAGAAAGTAAAAAATTTTACTGGACATTAATTGCAGGTAAAAAGTTATGAAAATTTTCTTTGCAGGGTTAGAAGGGCATTATAAAGTCTTATATGATTGTAAAGTAAAAAATGTCCTTGGGAGTTATTTTATATATAAAAATAAAAATATAACGGAAGTTAAAAGTCAATTCAAAAAACTAAAAGATTCAGGGGCTACAATTCTTATAGACAGTGGAGCACATACTTTTTTTAGTGAAGAAGGGATAGGACATGGTGTAGCTGTAATGAAGCAAAGTAAAAGTAATCTTAATTACGATGGATATGTTAAAGAATACATAAATTGGATTATAGAAGTAAAGGATTATGTAGATTATTTTGTAGAGCTGGACATAGGTGAATTGGTTGATTATAAAAAGGTGGTTGAATGGCGTAAGCAATTAATAGAAACAGGTGCAACGATAATTCCCGTTTGGCATAATAAAGGTATTCCGAATAAAGAAAAAGAGTGGGAGAAGATGTGTAAAGAGTTTGATTATGTTGGAATTGAAGGAAGCCTGCCTGACGGAACTTATATAAGCAAACTTAATGTAGCAAAGAAATACGGCACAAAAGTTCATGGATTTGCTATGACTAAAGAAAAGCAAATGTTAAAAATACCATTTTACTCTGTTGACAGTACTTCTTGGTTAAGTGGGGGTAGATTTGGAATTACATATATCTTTACCGGAAATAAGATGTTACATTTCGGGAAAGACGAGAAAAAACAACGGTTAAGATATAAATCAAAAATTGAAGAATACGGTTTAAATTATAAGAAAATCAGTAATGATGACTATAATGAAGTTGATAAATTAAATATATATTCTTGGAAAGCATTTGAAAAGTATATTGATATGCACAGTAAAAAGTATTGGAAAGAGGAAAGTCCCCGAAAGGATGAGGGTAAAAAACCGAATGGATTTGAAAAAAATAAAGGAAAGATACAAATCATACTTGAGAATAATCCAGAGTTAAGGGAGAAGCGACGGAGAAATCATTTAAAAAAGATGAAAGGTAACATGTTTGGATTTAAAACCGGAGAATATGCACAGAACTTTCCATTGTATTGCAATAATTGTTATGCTTCTGATAAGTGTATTCTATATGTAGAGCCTAAAGAAAATGAGACTATAGTATGTGGTATGAGAAAAGAGTTTAAAAACATATTCCCAGTAGTAGGCAGGTCAAGAGAAAATATACTTGAATGGCTGGATAGATTACAAGAGATTAAAGGAGCAAGATTAAGTGTCGCCTATTACTTTGAACTTCTTGACGGGGGATTACCTGATAAAAATGTTTCACAGATGTTGTTTGCTCTTGAAGAAGGATTACGATTAAAAGATTATGTATTAAGACCTTCAAAGAACATACAAATCAACAATAATACTACTAATATCATATCTGTAATATCAAATCGTATAAACAAATTACCTGAAAAAGATAAAAGGAGAGTGTTAGACGTATTAGATGAGGTATTGGAAAAGAATGAACAAAAATCTGACACAAATTAAAGCGGAAGCTGAAGGATTAATAGCAGATTTAGGCGACGAAGCTATAAAAGAGTTAAGATTTATTGTTGATAACCCCGAATATGAACACAGGATTCCGCCCATAAGAGAATTTATTACAAGTCCTTATTATCTTGGTAGAGATGATGTATGGGAAAGTATCATTTGCGACCTTGAGAACTTTTATAAAAGTGGAAAGACTGAAGCAGTACTTTGCAGAGGTATTGGGGCAGGAAAAAGCTATGAGTCAAGTATAATCGCTTGCTATGAAATAATGAGGGTATTAGCTCTTAAAAATCCGCAGGAATATTTTGGACTTGGAGAAGGAAGCGAAATTGATTTTATAAACGTAAGCACGAAAGAACCGCAGGCAAGGAGAGTGGTGTTTGGAGAGATAAAAAATAAAATTGATAATTCGTTTTGGTTTCAAAAATATTATCCACCTAATCCTTATGTTAAAAGTGAGTTAAGATTTCCAAAAAATGTAAGAGTAGTCCCGGGAGGCAGTCTTGAAACATTTCCTCTTGGTATGAACGTTTTTTCAGCAATTATGGACGAAGCCGCTTTTTATACTGTTACTGAAAGAAAAGATTATGCAGAAGAAATGTATAATGCAATTAACAGAAGAATAAGAAGTAGAGGCAATGAAAATTTCCGCAACTATGGCAAGCTGGTTATTATAAGCTCTCCTCGGTATGTAAATGACTACATTGAAAGAAAGCTCCGGGAAGCTGACCCGAATAACCGAATTTATAAAGACCGGAAAGCTCTATGGGAAATGAAGCCGCCTGAAAGTTATAGCGGAGAAAAGTTTAAATATAAATCATTAATGATACCTATTGAACATAAAGAAGATTTTGAAAAAAATCCGGAAAAAGCTGAAAGGGATTTAATGGCAATGCCGTCAAAATCTCTTGAGCCTTACATAAAACTTTATGACAAAATAAAAAACGCAATATCAGAAAGAGAAAATCCAGTAATAGGAAGTGAAGATATTGACCCTGATTTTTGGTGTAAAAGTATAAGTAATTATGTTATCCATGTTGACTTGGCATTGTCAAAAGACTCTTGTGGATTTGCAATGGGACATTGGGAGGACGGCAAGGTTATTATTGATTTGCTTTTAAGATTAACAGCGAAACCCGGGAGTGAAATACAATTTAGTGAAGTTCGTGAAAGAATTTACGAGCTTTCAAGGCGTAAATTTCAAATAGGTAAAGTAAGCTACGACGGCTGGCAAAGTGTTGACTCTCGGCAGATACTTCAAAGGAAAGGATACAGCACATCATTGCTGTCAGTTGACAGAACTATTGAACCTTATGACCAGCTTAAATCTTTTTTATATCAGGGATTGATAGAATTTCCTTATGCCGATTACGAAGACCTTGAAGGAAGACAACCCAGAACTCCCGTTGAATATCTAATTCGTGAACTTGAAGAACTTGAACTGATTAAAGGGAAAAAAGTTGACCATCCTCCGAAAGGAAGTAAAGATATCAGTGACGCCGTAGCTGGAGTATGTTATTGGTTTGGAAGGGAGGCAGTTGCAGTTGAATCATCAGCTCCGAAGTCAACGCCGGGAACAATGGGAAAAGAAACAAAGAGTGTCCCGAAAGAAACTTCCGGCAGTATGTCTAAAAGTTACGGAGGGGGTTTACCGTTAACAACGAAGCGACATTAAACCCCTTGGAAACCCTTTGGTAAGGGATTATATATTTGATTTTAATATATTATTTATGTTATATTTATAATTAAAACATGGAAATTAAAAAAGAAAAAATTGTATCAGATTGTTGTAGGGAAAATGTAATTCAAATAAAATCACACGATGAAAAAGGTTACTACAAATGTGTTAAGTGTGGGAGGAAGTGCCAGCCTTTAAGTATAACAGTAAAAAAAGGAGATTTATAAAATGTTATTTTCATTAAAAAGCCGTGCAGACTTGCAAAGGGAAATTGCCGAAGAAGTCAAAGCAGAGTTATTTAAACAGAAAGGGGTGGCGAGTCCAGGGCGGACAATGCCTTCTATTGTTCAAGGACTTGTTTACAACGAGGATAACATATCTTTACAGACTTATAAAAAAATGGAAAACGACGCTGGGGTAATAGCACCGCTTACAATTGTTAAAGCTCCTATCCATTCTGTAGAGTGGGATATTGAATGTGAAAATTCAGATATCAGGGAATTTGTTAAAAAAGCACTAAAAAGGATTTGGAATAAATTTGTATCCGACAGCTTGCTGGCTTTAAATTTTGGTTTTCAGGCGTTTGAGAAAATTTTTGAAAGAAACGGAGACGGGATAGTATATAAAAAACTTTTACCTTTTGACCCGGAGTATATAACTCTTAAAGAAGAAAAAGACGGGAGCTTTGGCGGAATTGAATTACAAATGTTTGAAGGAGAAAATGTTCAGCTACCGCCGGAAAAGAGCTTTGTATTTACGCACGATAAACGCTGGGATAACGATTACGGCAGGTCAAGATTAAGACCAGCATATCGGTATTGGTTTATAGACAGGTATTATTACGATTTTGAAAATGTATTTATGGAGACATTATCATGTCCTCCTACTATTGGATACGCTCCACCGGGAAAAACTAAAACAGAAGACGGCAGGGAAGTTGACAACCTTGAAACTATGCTTCAAACAGTTAAAGATATACGAAGCGGAGGTAGTGCCGCTTTACCTTCAAATATGTGGAGTGAAAAAGACAGGCAATGGTTTGTTGAATTACTGGAAAGCAAGAAAGATGTTGGACATTTCATAAAAGCACATGAGCATTTGGATACAATGAAAGCGAGAGCGATTTTTGTCCCGGATTTAATTTTTCAGGCACAGAAAGTTGGGAGCTATGCTCTTGGCAAACAGCACTCAAATAATTTTATTCTTTCAATAAAAGCTATTCTTGACACGCTCAAAGAATATATTGACCTCTACCTTATACCTCAATTAGTGCTGTATAATTTTGGCAGTAACGCACCGAGGGCAGAATGGAATTATAGTCAATTGTCGGAAAGCATTATAGATTTATTGAAAGAGATATTTATACAGGCGACAAAGATAGGTACAGCTCCTCCGATAGATTGGGAGTGGGCTTTTAACATATTAGGAATACCGGTGCCGCCGCAATTACAGGAAAAGGAAAAAGAATCAAAGGAAGAAGGCGGTCAAGAACCGAGTGAATCTGAAATGCAGAACAGTTATAAAATAAATCCGCAAACAGGAAGACCGCTTACTATCTGGGAACAGCGGATTGATTTTCAGGCACTTGAAAAAGACTGGGATAATATTGACAATAAAATTATTTCTTACATGGAAGATTACATTGAGAAAACAAAGGAAGATATAATTAGTCAATACGAAAGGCAAATGGAAGCCGGAAAAATAAAAGCCGAAGATATTAAGGCAAAGAAGGAAGCGACTTATAAACGGACGCTTATAAATTTTATGCTGGAAGCTATTCAAGTGGGTATAGATAGCGTCAAGGCAGAACTTCAAATTGATAAAGATTTTCCTATTTCTAACCGCACTCGGAATTGGGTAAACAGTTTTATTAATTCGTTGGCGGCGAAACAAATTGAAGATTTGAAGTTTCAGGTAAGCTCCGGAATTGAAGATACTTTACAGATGAATGCTGAATCCTATGACAAGTCAACGATAAGTGAAGCAGTTAAAAAAGCAGAAGATAATTACAATACTTGGGTAAATAAAAATATAAAAATAAATGCAAGAACTATCACCAGCAAAGGTATTAATCAGGGCAGAAGTATTGTAGCTTTCAATTATAAAAAATAATGGCTGTTCGTGTAGTAACAAAGGCAATAAGAAATTCCGTATTAGATAGAACTACTTGTGCTTTTTGTGAGGAAGCCGACGGAATAGTAGTTCCTGTACCGAGCCTTGAATATGAAAACTATATGCCGCCTGCCGGTTGTTACGGTGGCGGACTTTGCAGATGTTTTTATGGTTACATTGAAATTGATGAACCTGTTAAACCTATTGATACGCCCATAAGAGACTTGCCTTTTATAAAGCCGCCTTTCAGGAATATAGCAGTAACAGCAGAAGAAGTTGCATATCAGCAAGAGGCAATAGATGGACTTAAACTTTCCTCAGAAGACACAAAAAAATAATAAAAATAGAGGAAAAAGAGCTTTTCCTTTCTTTTAAAGATATTCATGGAGGGGCAATTTCTATTCCTCCGAAATTTTGTCCTGTTATGAAATTGCGGAATGGGAAGGAAATATGGCTGTATGATATAGATATAGGTATAGGAAAATTAGATGATAGGTTAAGGAGCATAATAAAAGATGTCATTAAATATGCAGATATGAATTTTGGCGTAATGACTGCAAGCCGTCAATTTATTTTGGGAAGTTTTTATAAGGTTAAAGGGATAGCGAGAGAGTTTGCATTATCAGTAGAGGGAAGAACTATACTTAATATGAACCGGATAATTCAAGCAGAATCTATTCCGCAGTTGCTTTACCATGAAGCGACCCATTCATATCTTGCGGAAAGATTTTTCAGCGAAGCGGAGCGGAAAGCATTTGCGTTGGATGTTGTTAATAAAATGGAAAAGATAAATCCGAAACAAATTGAAGCCGGAAAGAAACTGCTGTTGAAAGACGCAGAATATGTTGATTATATCAACGAAGAACTTATAAGCCGGTATTTGGGTGCATTGGCACATAAATCTATGACCGGGAAATATCTTAAACTGGATTTAAGCAGGTGGGGAGATTTGGATAAATATGTTCCTGTATTGAGACGAGAAGGGTTAATGTTTTGAATAAAAAACAGCTTAATGAGCTTGAAAATAAGGTTGCGGAACTTGACAACGAAATTAATCTATGTTATTTAATAATAGAGAGACTTACTAATATACTCATGAATAAAAATATAATAATTGAAGAAGAACTTAATATAAATCTTCCGAGCAAAACTTTTAAAGAGAAGATTTTTAAAAGGAAATATTTATAATGACTATATCAAATCAAGTGCTTTTAAATCTTATACGAAAAAATGAAGAAAGAACAGACTTAAACATTGTTGCATTATGTAAAGTGTTAAAAAAGCAAGAGTTGTATATCCAGTCAATGCTTGAGTATAAAAAGAAGTTTTGGTTTTTACCGATGGCAATATATCCCGGTTCTTATTTTTTCAAAAAAATATTAAGGAGGAAAGCTCATGCCCTGGGAAGTAACTGAAAAATATATAAGGTCAGGACACGGCACAGGAAATTATGAAACTTGCCGCACGACTGATTTTGGCGGCAGGCTCCCGAAAGGAATGAAAGCTATATACTGTAAAGTTAAAGGACAGGATAAATGGGAAGTGCAGAGCTTTTTATTTCCTAAAGACCAGTGGACAGAACAAGAGGCAAGGAAATGGTTTAATGAGCATAAAAGCGAATTTAAAATGGAAATTGAAGGCAAGGAACTTGATTTAAAACAAGTTGAATATCTGGATACGATTTATAACATTCTCCGAGAGCAAGGCAAAGAACAGGAAACAGCTCATAAAATAGCGGTTAAACAATTCAAATCTTTATATAGGCAAACCGAATCCGGCTGGGAGGTTGATAACTCTCACGATATAGAAGAAAAACTGGAGCTTGTCTTTGACCCTTCTGAAAGTGATTTTGAAAAAATTGACTTGGGGATATATAAAAAAGAAATACTTCGTACCGGAAATTATGCACATCCTCAATATCCGGAAAAAAGATTTGTTGTAACAAAAGACAGAATTAAAAGCTGGATAGAAAACTTTAAAAAGAAATTACTTGATATTGTTCAGGTTCCTAAAACAAATGAATACGGACATGACGCCGTTGAAAGACCTGAAAATAATACTGGAGAGGTCGTTGATGTTTGGGACGAAAAAAATGAAGATGGAAGTTACAGCCTTTGGGGAAAACTCAAAGTTGATAAAGCGACGAGTAAGCTAATAGATGAAAAAAAACTAGTAGGAGTAAGTGCTTCAATAAGAAAATTCAGGGACAATAAATCCGGGAAAGTTATTGGAGAAATACTTCATCATGTTCTTTTAACAAATGACCCTTATATGACCGGGACAAGTCCTTTTATTCCAGTGGTAAATAATAACAATGAGATTGTTGAAAGCGTAGTGAGCTTGAGTCGTGTTGATAATCAAGATAAATTTACTTGTCAATGTGTTGATTGTGGACATACTATACAAACACAGGAACACTGCACAAACTTGAAATGTTCAGAATGTGGTGGGCAAATGCGGAGAGCAGAAAGACCGGGCAGTGGTAAACCGGAAGAACATCAAAACGAATTTACCGCAGTGCCTTATAAAGCGTATAAACCGGAAGAAGCAGAAGCATGGGACGCAACTGCGGCAGTCAATAGAATAAGGAAATGGGCAAGTTCGGACGGCAGTGGAGAAAAAGATACTATTGACTGGAATAAATATAAGGAGGGATTTGCTTGGTATGACGGAAACGATAAAGAAAACTTTGGAAGTTATAAATTGCCTCATCATGACGTAAGCGGCGGTAATCTTATAACTAACAGGGCAGGAGTTATTGCGGCAGGTGCGGCACTTGCCGGAGCAAGAGGAGGAGTAGATATACCGTCAGGCGACAGAAGTGCGGTTGAGAGTCATATAAATAAACATAGAAATCAATTTGACTTGGAGCCGCTGTCTTTTAGTCTGTCGGAATCTGAAATAGAACAAGTTAATAAAGAACTTGAAGAAAACAATTTAGGAGGTAAAGAAGACATGGAAAAGATAAAAGAACTGGAAGCAAAACTTGAGGCGGAACGGAAAGAGAAAGAAAAACAAGAAAAAAGAATGGCAGACCTTGAAAAACGCAACAAAGAGCTTGAAGCCGAAAGGGAGGAACAGGAAAGAAAAGAAGATGAAGCATTTGTAGAAGGACTTCTTGAAGCTGGAAAAATTACTGAAGCTATGAAAGATAAAGTACTTATCATGCTCGGTAAAGGTAGAACTGAAAGCGTAGAGCTGGAAGGAAATAACGAAGTTCACAACGTAAGGGATTTGTTTGTAGAGTTTATGAATGAGCTCCCTAAAGCTATTGATTATGGCGTAAAAGGCAAAGAGCAGAAAGGCAAACCCGAAGAAGAAGACGCTTCACTTGAATCTGACGGTGTAAAAGCCGGAAAGAAAGTAAAGGGCGTTGTAGAAGATAAATAATAGGAGGAAACAGCAATGACTGACAAAAATGTTGGAATAGCAACAAGAATAGTAAGGGAAAACAAACTCCTTGCAAGCGTTCAGGGTTTATATACCAAAGCGATTGTAGTTGCCGACAGAATTGGCGACGAAGTTGCAAGAGGGTTACTTCTGTCTAAACTGGATAATGGAATGTATGTTAAATTTATGGAGCAGAGCAATCTTGCTTCAAACGCTTCATCCGGACAGAAGGATATAGTTGTAGAAGACGCCAGTAAATTCAAAGCAGGTGATACAATACAGGTTGAAGATGATAGTTCAGATGAGGAAGCGACCATTGATACAATCAGCGATAATACAATTACTGTAACAGTAAACCTGTCAAATTCTTATACTGTTGCCGCAAATGCAAGAGTATATTTAAAAGATGGTGCGGAAAAAAGCGAAAATGTTGTTATCGTGCTTGATGATACCAAAGTAAATGGCGACCAGGAAGTTGCTGTTGTGGTAACTGGTGTTGTGTTGGAAAGTTATGTGACTGGAAATCTGTCAGACCTTGATAAGCAGAAAGTACAGAGAATAACTTTTGTATAAATAGGAGGAAATAACAATGAGGGATATAGAAAATCTTGATGTCTTTAAACCGAAATTTATTTCTGGTGTTATAAGTACGTTCAAAACCGACCCTGCAACATATCGTGGAGCTTCGTTTGCTCCTATAAAGAGCTCTCTGGAAGAAGAAATCGTAATTGACGTAAAACAGTATTACGACGGGCTTATTCCGGCAGTAGCTCCGGGAGCAGAAAGTCCCATAGTTCACAGGAGCGGAAGGGCAGTAATGACTTATAAGCCTGCATATTTCAGAGGTAAAATGTTACTCCATGAGAGAAACATACAGCAGTTACGCAGGTTAGGAACGGATAATCAGAAAGAAACGAGACAGGAGCTTGTGGCTGGCTGGTTAGCTGACCTTGACAGGCATGTTGAGTTAAGGATTGAGCATTCTCGTTGGAATGCACTTGTAAACGGAGCTTATACATATTACGTTGATAAACAGGCTGTTACCGTTAATTACAATGTGCCTTCAAAGTTTAAACCGACGCTTACTGGAACGGATAAATGGAGCGACCTTGCAAATTCCGACCCGATTGATGACCTCAATAACTGGGCGAGATTATTCAGGGGCTCTCCTGCGAGACTCGGAAGTATATGGCTGAATCAGAAAGTCCTTAATTACTTACTTCACAATGAAAAAATAAGGGACTTAATTAAAACATACGGAAAAGGAGCAGGAATTGGACATCCGACACTTGCAACTGTTACTGATGTTCTTAAAGCGGAAATACCGGGCTTTGCTGGAATAGAAGTGTATGACGAAGGCTATAACGTCCATACATTTGTTACTACGAGTGCCGCTTCGGGACAGAAAGACGTTGTTGTTGAAGACGCTACTTATATTGAAGTAGGCGATACGGTAACTCTTAAATCAAGTGATTATTCACAGCAGGAAGACTACGTCGTTGCCAGCAAATCAGGGAATACCCTTACTATGACGGTAAATTTAAGTTCTACATTTGCCGTCGGTGCGGAAGCTGTGATTTTCAAACCGTTTATTCCCGATAACAAGGTGATATTGAAAGGCGTCGTTCCTGCCGGTGAAATAGATATGGCGTTCATTACGACTCCTTCCGCTTATAATGGCGGACTACTTAATCCGAGACCGGGTAAATTTGGCAAGAGAATACTTTACGACCAAGACCCGCCGAAGATTGAGCTTGTTGCTGGTATATATGGTCTTCCGATTTTACGGAACGATACAAATATAATCGCAACTGTAGCATAATATTTTCCTCTGCCGTAGGAAAGTACAAGGGGAGGGAGTGTAATCCGCTCCCTCTCCGCATAAAAGGAGATTGTTATGAACGAGAAAAAAAGAGCTGTAAAAATCTTGCAAACCGTCTGGGCTGATGGACGCACTTATTACGCAGGACTTATCCTTGAAGACCCTTCTCCGCGAGTAATACAAATGGTTGAGAATAAAGAAACTGTTGGCTTTAATCAAAGAGTAGCGGTATATCTTGATGAAACTGAAATCGTGGAAGAAAAAGTTGAAGAACCGAAAGAAGAAAAAGTCAGCGGTAATTATTACTGCACAAAATGCAAACATAATCATTCAGCTAACAGTGGAATTGGCAAGAAACATTTAAAGTATAAAAAGTAGTTCATTGCAACTAATAGGAGGCAATTAAAATGAAGAAGTGTATTTTACTTCTGTTATGTGTTTTTATGTTTCTTCTTACTGGGATATTAAGGGCAGATAATAGATGGTATTCACAAGAACAAATAATGAACTCTGTTTTTGACCCTTCTGCAAAAGCATTGATAATAAAGAGCACTTCATCAATGTATGCAGGAAAAGTTTCTACCGGGACAAGCGGTATAATGACTTCACCGGGAACGATATTTAACGCTTCCGGTGATGTTTTGTATATAGACTATTATGTAAAGGGTGGAAGTGGAGTTGATACAGAAATAACGAATAGCAAAATGGGCGGAACTTTGAAAATACCGTCAGGAGTTTCAAAAGATACTCCTTTCTTTGCAAATCCGCTTATAAGTCCGGTAATAGAGCTGAAATCACTTACTCCTGGGGCAACCCTGTATTATGAAGTAATATATCAGATACCTGAATAGTGGGAGGAATAAGATGAAAAAGTTAATTCTATCATGGATAATAATAACTATATATACAAGTCTTGCACTTGCTAAATGGACTCCTCCCGATAAAGATGAAGACCCAGTATTTAAAAGTTCTGCTCCAATTACGTATATGTTTAAATCGGGCGATACGATGTCTGGAAACTTAAATATGGACGGAAACGAGATAATAAGCGTTTCAAGTATCAACTGCTCGGGATATAGCGGTATTGTTGTAGATTCTGCAAGAGATTTCTGGGCGTTCCGATATGACAATGGGATAGGTGCAGATAATACTGGATTATTTTTTGATTCTATATCAGGTCAAGTATGCTGGTTATTTTTAGGGTCAACTGTCACGGCGTTAGATATAGATAATAAAATATACTATATTGGAGATTGCGATATAACAAGAGTAAAATCTTTGGAATTTTCTGATGGAACTTTAATGGATTCAACATCAACTTTTTGTGGGGCAACGGCAGAAACAATAAAATTAATACAGTATTCAACGCAAGCAATACCGGCTTCAACTTGGACAAATCTTTATTTCTCAACTATTGTTGTAGAAGAAACACAAGGCGACGCATTTACTTGGGTTCAAAGCTCAAGTAATACTATAACAATAAATGAAGAAGGTATGTTTGAAATAAGCTGTTGCATACATTGGCAAAATAATACAGGCGGCGATATTGAAGGACTGCTTGTAGCAACAAGATGTCAAAAAAATGGTGCTACTATGCGTTGCACTCAAAGGGAATGGAAGGGGACAAAAAAAGACGAAGGTCAAGATAGTTTTCATTTGACTGGAACTTTTTATGGAGAAATAGGAGATGTCATAACATTTCAGGCATATACTTCAAACGCAGATATAGAGTTTATAAATGCAACAGTTTTTGATTATCCGGTGGCGTATGAATTGTGGATAAAAAAACTTGACAGAAACTAATGGGAATAGTAATAAAAAATTTTATCTTTCCGAGAGGTGATACTCTTACTTTTGTTTTTCATTTCAAAAACAGCGATGAAACGCCGATTGATATAACAGGATATACCTTATATTTTACACTCAAGGAAAAGTTAAGCGACAGCGACGACGACGCAATAATTAAAATTGATGAAAGCGACCATTTAAACCCAGTAAACGGTGACAGCAGAATAACTGTGCCAGATACCGATACAGATGACCTCAAAGGAAAGTATTATTATGACTTCCAGCTTAAAACAACCGGAGGTGTTATAAATACTTTCATGCAGGGAAAAATTGAGTTTAAGTCAGATGTAACAAGGAGAACATCATGAGTTCAGTTGATTTCAATGTATATCTTGAGGAATCAAGGATAGATATAAATCTTGAAACTATACTTACCGAATTTATACAGCTTGCTGATACTCCTAATACTTTTGTGGGGGAAGCAAAAAAACTGGTAAGGGTAAAAGAAACCGAGGACGGGCTGGAATTTTTTAATCAGGTTGAGGAAATTGTTTTTATTAAGCAAATGACGGAAGCTGAAATTGTAGCCGAAATGACTCCGGGAAAACGCTTTTTAGTTGATAATTCCGATACTGGACAGCTTGAATATATAAGGGGAATGGATAGGAGGGTAATAGTGTAATGAAGAAATATATACTTTTTTTTCTTTTATTATGTCTTTCTTCTCCGCTTTATGCAGGATTTGGGAAATACACAGGTTCAAAAACAGATTTAAGCAAGGAAATAATGCAAATTCGGCTCCGAGGAGAATATTTGATAGGGACATCAACATCAAATATAAATATTTTCCTTGTAAGCTCTGGAACATTCAAAATAAATGGCGAGGGGCTAATATATACAGACCTGCCCGAACTTAACTTTATAAATGACCTTAATCTTCATAATCAAAGTATAAAAGATATAAAAGACCTTACTTGGCAGGGCGGATATATTATAAGTTCAAATACTTTTATTAATATAGCGGCGTCAACAGCAACTTTAAGAACAGATTTTTCTTCTCTTGAAAGTCTTGTATATCAGATACAGCAGGATACGGCTTCTCTACGACAGGATTTGGAAATACATATATTGGATACGGCGGATAATTTTTTCAAGGTTGCTCAATCAACTACTAATTTATACGATACAAAACTTTCTACCATTGAGGCAAAAAATACTTACCTTGCTATTGTAGATACTGAAACATACTCATTAACAGCAGGAACTGCAACTTACGCAATAAACGCAGGAACAGCAACTTATGCGGAAAATGTTATTGTTTTTGATTACATAAGCGAAAGTGATGAAGGTGTTAATATTTCAAGTCATACAGCAATTGAAGGACAGCTTAATGTTAATTCTGATTTGAATGCGTATAAAATAATAGTTGATACGTTGCAATTTTCAGACGGAATGGAAATGGTTTCTTATAAAGTATTGAATGTTTTTCCGAGCTTGTTTGCAAGAGCTAAAACGGGGAATACGCCGAGTTTTATTGGGTCAATGCCTGCGGGTAATAATGATACGTCCGGTTTTTTTATATGTAACTCTTCTGGTGCCATAAATGATAATTCTGGAGCACTGCTGGTAATTGCAGTCGGAACAAATGCAGATATATTTCCAATTCAAGTAGGAGCCGGAATACCGCCTACAGTGTTGAGGATTGGAGGAGGCACGGCAGGACTAAACAGAAACTGGGAAGTTATGCGTCCTTATGATGACGGGACAACAGACCTTGGTTCTCCTACGGAAGGCTGGAAGAATATTTACGCTACATACGGAATAGACGCCGCAACAGGAGTATTCAGCAGTTCGTTAAGAGTGGGTGGATTAGAAGTCTTGACATCAGAAACTGACCCGATATTTACTACATATAGTTCAACTTCAACTGATGGGGTTTATTTTTCAACGACAGTAACTTTAGGCTCTGATATAACGACCAGTAAGTCTCGGCTGACAATATCAAGCGACACTTACATTGTGGGTTACGCTTCAGCGACGGCTTTTTATGGCAATGGTAGTAATTTGACAAATATAGGAATGTCAAGCACAGCAACTTACGCTTTTACGTCAGGAACAGCAACCTATACTGAAAATATACCAGATAATATCACCGTATCTACAATTACAGCAGATTATGGTGATTTTTATGAGATAGTTGTTGAAACAATTACAGGCAAATCTCCAATTTACATTGATGGAGATATAACAATTCCTAATAATTATATATATTTAGGAAAAAGTCCTACGCCTGGAAGAATTTATGGACCTGCAAATCAAACATATATGCAGTTTAATACAGGGGGTGGTATTTCTATTGAAGGAAATTCAGGACTTGAGTTGACTTCTTTAACAGTAGATGATGTGTTGGTTGTAGGTGGACAACTTAATATGGACGGAAATGATATAGTTTCAATGGGAGCACTAACACAATTCACTGCTGACCAGGTATCTTTAAATGGATTGTTATCAGCCGCTGGTGGTATTCAG